CGCGTAGCTGGGCCAGCTCCGCTTCCAGCGCCTTCTTTTGCGCGGTCAGCTTGTCAATCCGCTTGCGGGCACGGCGCGGGAGACCTTCGATCACTTCTTCGTCGGTCTTGTCCGCGTCGTCCTTGGGCTGTTCTTCTTCCGCACTCGCCTCGGCGTCACTGTCGGCTTCGGCTGCGGGACTCTCATCCCTCAGCGGTTCACCTTCAGCTTCACCCTCTGCGCCGTCGGAAGCCGTTTCGAGTTGTGAAAGATCGGCTTTGACCGGACCAGCCTCGGGTTGTGAGTTGGGCTCGTCGGCCGCCTGCGCGGCTCCCGAACTGGTTTCCGTGGCGAGTTGCTGAAAGCCCATCAGGACCGCCAGATTGCTCGCCGTTTCCGTCGTTGCATCCGCGCCACGAGTTGCCGCCGGGGTCGCGTTGTCCGGCTTGGTTTGAGTTGGCATGTTGCACACCGACCACTTTGGGCGGGTCGTCCACCACCACGCTGCGGTGCTTCGGCCCGTGCGAGCCCAGCGCATCCACATGAAGCTGTCGTCCCCCATAAAGCAGAACCGCCGCGACATCCCAAGGGGACGCGCGGCGATTTGGGACGGTTTAGGACGGTTTAGGACGACAAAAGGAACTTCAGGTCCAGCTTGCGGAAGCGTTGATGCCCGCCCGGCGTTGCCTGAACCGGTTTGATGACTCCGGCTTGAATCTGCTTGTAGAACGTCGTTTTGGCCCAGCCCGTGACGGCCAGCACCTGGCGGCGCGACACCATCAGCGGCAGCTTTTGGAATTCCTCGGCACTCATGGCTTTCCTTTCAACTCTCAACTTTCCTCTTTCAACGGCACGGCCCGCCAGTTCTCGATTTCATTGCGCACGGCTCTGATGCCGCCGAGCCGGCCGGCGAGCTTGTGGCCCGTCTCGCCCACCACCTCCGGGTCTTCCAAGTCTTGGCTGACCTGCTCGATCAGCTCGTCCGTGATGACGCGCAAGGCGCGCAACACGAGCCCCTGCTCATCCAACGCCTGAATGGCCCGCACCAAGTCGGCCCGCTCGATCTCCCGCTGTTGTTGCACCAGTTGGCTCATATTTTTTTCCACCCGTTTAGTTTAGCCACCAACGCATCCAGCAATTTGGTGTTGGCCTCCTGCAAATCAGACAAATGACATTGCACTGCATCCAACTGGCCCGCGCTGCCGCGCCCTGCGCTCGGGCGAAAGCCGCAATTCCACAAATCATCCATCAGCCTTTGCGCTGCCTCCGGCCGCAGCCGGGCATCCGGCGCACGCCATTGCGCGTCTTCCGGGTCGCCCGGCCCAAACGTTTTGAACGTCAACTCATTGGCCAGAATGGCGTAGCGGCTTTCTGATGGCCGCCCGAATATGCGCAAGTTGACCAATCCGCTGAAATCCTGCGGGTCCACCCACGCCTTTAGCTGGCAGGTGTTGCGGTCCCATTTATCGCCGCCAAGTGTGTCAAATTGCTGGTGACTCATGCGAATGCCTTGCTCTTACGCCGCGCTGACCGGCTTTACGCCCGTCCGCCCCGTGACCACGTTCTGCCCCAGCTGCATCTCGGATTGCTTGAGGCTCTTGCTGTAATTCTCCATCAGGTCGCGGAACCGTTCGTCCTGCGCGAGCGCCTGCTGATACTTCGGATTGTTCTGCACGATGACTTGCAGGAACTGCTGCTTCATCGCGGCGGTCGGGTCGTTCTGCGGGTATTGCGGTTCGTTGCCCAGGGCCATGAACGCCACGTCCCGGTTGACCTGCTCGAACACCTTGCCCGCCGCCCCCTGCTGATCTTGCAGGATGGTCTGCGCCATGGTGGCGTCGATGCTTGCCAGCGCCAGCGCGGTGTATTTGTTAAAGTCAATCGCGCCGCCCCGGTCGTTGGGCACCACCAGCTTGCTGATGGCGTCGAGCTTCTTGAACGTGAACTCCATGTCCAGGTCGCGCGCGTCGAACACGAGCTGGAAGTCATACTCGCCCGCGATGTCCGCCGCCGTGGTGGGAAAGCCTTCCAAGCCCCCGCCAATGCGTTGCAATTCCTCGTCGGTCAAATACTGCTGGGCCAACTGCAACGTCTGCGTGCAAACCTCTTCTTCGGCAGCGAGGAAGTTCTCGACCGCCTGCTGAAGCCGCGCCTGCCACTTGGCCGGCACCACTTCGGGATGCGGCAGGCCCCAGTAATCCGCCGCCCGCCGCAGCACCATGGCGATGACTTCAAACGCCAGCCTGGGATTGCCCGTGGGCGGTTCCAAATACTCCAGCGCCTTGGTGCCGCCGAGCGGTTTCTCCACCTTGATGCCCGGGCCGATGCGATACTTCTGGCCGAATTTGTTGGCCGGCACCAGCAGGGTGGGATTCACCTCCAGCGTGGACCGGTCGGCCAGCATGTCGCATTGCGTCTTGACCTCATCCTGCCACGTCGCCGCGACCTCGGGCACCCCGCGCGAATCCACGAGCCGGCGGCTGACCCGTTCCTGCTGCACCTCGACAAACGGGTATTTGCCATGAGCGTAACCGCAAGGGCCGTGCTTGGCATAGATGCGGTTGCCCTGGTCATTCTTCGTGGCATTGGGGCAGAAGATCGTGCAGCACACCTCGGGCACATCCTCGGTGTCCACGCTGCGCACGTAGGCCCACACCACTTCCACCAAATCCTCCTTGGTGTCGGTGCGCGTGGCGTTGGTGTATTGGTCGCCTTCGTGGATCACATCACCCAACTGGTTGTCCCACGTCATCACCATGCCGCGCGTCTTGAGCGCCGCCTCCACCCACGCCTCATCCCAGCCATCGGTCAGCACGTTCTCGCGCAGCTCCGTCTCGCTCAGGAAGTCCCGCACAAACACCACCCGGGCGCGTTGCATGTCCGTGGTGCTGGCCGGAAAGAAGATGTCTTCGCCCAGCTTGCGCGCCGTCCACTCCGGCCCGTGGTAGGTCACGTAGGGGCGGGGCACCTCGGCGGTGCCGGAAGTGCGCAGCGACCGCACGATCCGCCGGGCCTGGGGCTTGGTCAACGTGCCGAGCAACCGCAGCGCCGCATCCACCGCCGCGTCTTCGAGCGTCGGGTCGAGCACCAGTTGCACCAGCGCCGGGCCGTCCGGGAATTCATCAGCCAACTGCCGCAGGTTGACCGTGGTGCGCGTGTAGCTGACGCGCCGCTCCCAGCACACTTGCCAGACCGCCAGGCCGTAGGCCAGCATCAGGTTGGCCACCAGCTCGCGCTCGCGGCCCAGCTCCCGCCGGCGTTGCTGCCGGAAATGGTTCACGAGCTTGGCCACCTGCGCGGCCTTGGCTTCGTCCGCGGCTTTGGCGGGAATGGCTTTGACCTGCGCCCGGGCTCCGGCGGTGGTCAACACGCTGGCCAGGTCTTTGATGATGCCGTCCACGAGCGGCACGCGGGTGTCCGCCGCGTTGTCCCACGGCAGGCAGGCATCCCCGAGCAGTTCGCGTTTCTTGCGACCCGACGGGTGCTGGCCAGCCCAGCGCATGAACCGCGTGCGGTCGCCCTGGTTGGCGCGCCATTGCCAGTTGGTGTAACCGCCGGCCTTCTCGAACTCCTGCAACAGCAGGTCGAGATCAGGCTCGCGGGTGGTCTGGAGAAGCTTGTCCTCCGTCGAGTCGTATGCAGCAGTCATCAGGCGTTCAGAGTCAACGCCCAGCCAGCGCACGACGGAGTGCGTGCCGGGACTCAAGCAGAACGGCTTGCGGTCGTCAAGGTGACGCGTTGCGATTATGTGCCGTGCAGCGGTCGCAACGGAAGTGTCCGTCCTCGTTGAGCCGAATTTGCAGCAGGCAAAACAAGTCGTGGCAGTCCTCGCACTCTTGCATCGTCTCGTCGTCGCTGACCTCAATCAGCGGCACATTGAAACCGTGGAATGGGACACTGGCAAAAGTCATCACTGTCCTTTCAGATTCTCAAGCTCCGCCAAAGCCTGCCGCAGCGCAGCTAATTGGCGCAGCACGTAGTCATCCACCGGCTCGTCCGGGATCAAATTGCGGGACTGAAATCCTTCCGTGATAATTCGATTCATCGCCTTAACCAGCCCCGGACCAAGCGCCGCCGCGCTCGCCTTGGCCTGCGCCAGTTCAAGCTCCCGCTCCAACTGCCGGGCGAACTCAACGATGTTTGTCCCAGTGTCTGCCCACGCCGCATCCGTTCTCGGCGTGTCTGTCTTTGCTATCTTCGTTACCTTCTCACTCATACGTAACACCTTTCCCTCTTCTCATCCATCCACTCCAAATTCTGCATGGCCATGTAGCCCAGCAAATCCGCAAAGTCCTTGTTCGGTTCCTTCTCGCCCGCGTCCGGGCCGGGCCAGTGGTTGAAGCACGCGATCACCTGCTCCGCCCGCTCGCTCACGAACAGCGACGGCGCGTTGGCCACCATGTCCAGCTTGGCGTCCTCGTGCCAGAACAGCAGCTTGTTCACCTCGCCAATCCGGGTGCGCACGTCCGTCCCGCTGGCCGGCAGAAACTCCATGCCCGGGTCGTCTTCCCCGCCCGGTTCCGCGAGCTGGTCAATCAAGCACGTCCCGCCATGCACCTCCGCGTGGGGATTCCGCCCCGCCCGCGGGTCAATAAACCGCGCCGCCACGTCCAAGCCCAGCTCGGCTTCGATGGCCCGCCACGTCTGCCGCAACTGCGTGGTGCCCAGCCCCAGCGAGTTCTGCGCCGGGCCGGCCTTGTAGAGCTTGCCGGGTGAATCTCCGCTGCCCTCCAAGTTGGGCACCGCCCACTCGCCATAGGTCGCCGCATCCGGCCAGTCCGCCACGATGTAGAACCGGCCGTCCGCCGCCACGCGCACCCACAGCGTCGCCCAGTTGCGCGCCCCGGCCGGGTCGGTGAACTGGTAGTCCGTGCCGGCGGGAATGCGCTCGGGCTTGATGACATTCCACTCGCCAAACTTGGGGAAGGGCCGCCCCACTGTGTCGCGCGTGTAGCCGTAGGCGATGCGTTGAATGTATTCGGCCGACCTCGGCTTGCCGTCCTTGCCCCGGCAATCGTCCTTCACCGCATCGTAGAACGTCCGCTGACCGTCGCCGAAGCGGTTGAACTCGGAGAAGAAGTAGATCACGCGCGCCCGCGTGGTGGCCGCCCGCTGCACGTAGGGCATGTGCCCCTCCGGCAAGCCCGGCACGTTCACGCGCCCCGTCAGCAGCTCGGCGTAACGCGATTCCAACGTCTGCGGTGCGTCGCCCACCGCTTCCTTGATCGTGGCCGTCATGCCGTTGATGGGCGTGAAGGACCAGATCAGTTGCGCCTGTTGAAAGCGCAACCGCCGTTGCAGCATCAGCCACCAGTTCACCCGCAGGTTCTCATCCGCCCACACCGCCGGGATGGTCCGCCCTGACAACCCGAACATCTGGCCTTCCATGTCCGCCGGGTCTTGCTGGTAGGTCTTGAACATGAACTTCGTGCCGCCCGGCAGCGCCAGCAGTTGGTCCGAGAAGCCGTGATGGCTCGAATACTTGATGTAGAACTTTTTGCTCTGCTTGCCGTTGAGCGCCTTGAACTCGTTGGGCAGGTAGTGCCACAGGATTTGCTGCTGGGTCTCGATGCTGCTCTCAAAGTTCTCCGCCAGGCACAGGAACTTGCTGCCGGGATTGCGCACCGCGCTTTCAATCAAGCGCCGCCCGGCGTAGCGCGATTTGCCCGAGCGGTTGCCCCCGAGCAGGATCAGGAACAGCACGCGCCCGGCGGCATCTTGGTCCGCCAGCAGGCGGTCGGCATCCGCCCAATGCGGCGGCTCCGGCTCGCAATTAAACGGGTCGGACTTGGCCGCGAGAATCGCGTTCTCCCGCGTCGCATAAATGTCCGCCAACCGCTCCGCGCCGCCCGGGCGGCTCAGGATCACGCGCATCTCTTCCGGCGTCGGCACCGGAAAGAGCGGGTGGGAAGTCCATTGCAAGGCGGTCACGATTCCTCATCCTCCTCATCCGGCCGGCCCACCGACGCCGCGCCGCTCACGCGGCCGGTGCCGCCACAGAAGTCATGGAAGGTCATGCTCTCCTTCTCAAAGACCATCGCCACATCCATCTCCGCCGGGCCATTGCGCTGCTTGGCAATGCGCAGGTTGGTGGGCCGGAATCCCGGCTCGCGCCGCTCGCGGTAATCCGTCCACGCCTGCCACATGCGCGCCCCTTCTTCTGTGGACTGGCTCGGTTCAGGCATCTTCCACAGCATGAAGATCGCGTCCGCGTCCTGCTCGATGCTGCCGGAGTTGCGCAGGTCCGACGGCGCGGGCGGCCGGCTGAACAGCTCGTCCCCGCCCCGGCGACCGTTCTTCTCGATGTCCCGCGAGAGCTGCGACAACACGATCACCGGCACGTTCAACTCCTTGGCCATCGCCTTCATCGCCTCGCTCACCATCGTGGCGCGGATGAGCATGTCACCCGCCACCTTGCGGTCGCTGGGCGGCACGATTTGCAGGTAGTCCACCACGATCAGCTCGCACCCCTCGCGCACCGCCTTGCGGGCGTCCGCGCGGATTTGCACCTCGTTCAAGCACCGGGCTTCAATGGACAACCCACTGTTGGCCAAACGCCCGCCGGCCGCGAGCAGGCCGCGCAAGCCGGCGTCGCTGACGAAGCCTTGCTGCACCTTCATGAAGCTGCACTTGGCCAGCGCGCACATCATGCGCAGCGCGATGCTGTTGTCCTGCATTTCCAGCGAGTAGAACTTGCACTTGCGGTTCAAGGTCAGCGCCGTGTGCAGCAGCAGGTCCGCCGCGAGACTGGTCTTGCCCATGCCCGGCCGCGCCGCCACCACGATCATCTCGCTCTTGTGCAGGCCGCCGCCGATGAGCTTGTTCAGGTGATCCCAAGGCGTCGGGATGGTGTTGGGGTCTTGCAGGCCCTTGCCGCGGTGCTCCATCGTGGTCTCCACGATGTTGAGCGTGCCCAGCACCACCTCCTTGATGCTGCGCTCCCCGCTGTCCGCACTGAACGCATCCGCCAGCCGGCGCACGTCATCCTCCACCTGGGCGAACAGCGTGCCCGTGTCCTTCTCCGTGTCTGTGTAAATCTCACCCACCGCCCGCGAGAACGTGGCCACCATCTGGCGTTGCAGGTGCTTCTCGATCACGATGTCGAGGTAAAACGGCAGGTTGGCCGGCGACGGCGTGGCATCCATCAGCGCGTTCAAATACGCCACCCCGCCCACCGGCTCCAGCGTGCCCGCGTCCTTGAGCTGCTGCCGCACCGTGATGATGTCAATGCCCGTGCGCGCATCCTCCATGGCGCACAGGGCCAGCCAGAGCGTCTGGTGCCGGAGATCGTAGAACGCCGCGCCCACGCCCAGCTTGGCCCGCGCCGCGCTCAAGGCATTGGCCGGGTCCAGCAGGCAACACCCCAGCACGCCTTGCTCCGCCTCGATGCTGTGCGGCGGCAGCCGGTCCAGGTTGGCGATGTCCACGGGCGTCTCGGCCGCCCGCCGGGTGCGCCGCAAATCCGGCGCGGGAGATGTCTCTAGGTCGTTCATGCGTTGTTCGCCTCAATCAGGATTTGAGCCTCACGGTTGGTCAGATGGATGCGGTTATCATTGACAGATTTTCCGCGCATCACGCATTTTGGATTCTGACACCAATCCCCATCGTAGAGTGCCCAGTGGCACACACCGCAGCGCAAGCCACGATGAGGCGAACAAATCGCTGATGCCAACGCGCCTTTGCGCGTCTGGCGAGTTCGAGAGTTTTTGGTGGCGCGCGGCATAGCTCAGTCGTTCCGCGTTCTCAACCAGTCCGCGAACTGCTCACGCAACCGTCGCTTGGGCGGCTCCGGCAAGTTCCACTTCGCTTTTCCAGGCTGGCCGGTGGTTAATGCGGTGTTCATTTCGTAGAGTAAATGTTCGGCGGACTTATCTTTGTGCCCATGCGTCTGCCGCTTCTTCGAGGTTGTTTGAGAACGCCATCGCCATGTCATAGTCGCCGCTGGCGGTGCTGTCCTGCCACAGTGCGTAGGCACACGCGGCATTGTATAGCTGGACGCCCAGCTTGTGTTGACGGTCGTCCGCCGAACCACGCGCTCCAGCCAACAGCGCTTCGCGCCTGTCGGCTTCGGAGCGCTGTTTCAGGGCGAGCGCTGTTTGGAGGTTTTCAGCTTCTTTTGTCATAGTCGCGCTGTGGCTGAGCTTGATTCGTTGGGCCGCTTGGCGCGCGCTCTCTTTTTCGGGAGCGCAAGAAGAGCAAGCCATGCCTCGCGTATCACGGGCCGCGTGCCGGTTTCCCGGCGGGCGATAGTCACCCGCGACACGCCAAGAGCGGCGGCGATCTGCTCCTGCGTCCCTCGCCGCTCGCGCTCTGCTTTGTAGTTGGTGGCGTTCATTACATCGCGAGGGCGTTGGCGATGGTCGCCTTGTCGAGATACGCACCGTGCTTCACGCTCATCACGCCCATCACGGCATCCATCTTGACCAGCTTGAGCTTGCGATACACGGCGAGCACCTTCTCGGCATCCGCCTTGGAGATTTCGCCGAAGTTCATCAGGACTTCCACGAAGTTGTTTTCGGCAGCCACCATGCGGGAGGCGACGTTCTTAATTCCGGTTTCCATGCTCTTGAGTGCGTTTGCTTTCATGTGTTCAATGTAGCCTCTGGTTACATGGATGCAAGAACTATTTTCATCTTTTTTCAGATTTTTTTCGGCGTCTCTCGAAAGCGGCCCACCCAGCCGAGTTCGCTGGCCTCGGCGTCATAGCAATATCCCAGCCGCCTCCGCAACACTGCGCGCAACTCCAGCCGCGCCACCGTTGTATTTCACGACGCGCCGCCAGTTGTCTTGCTCTGGTGTGAGCCGTCCGGCGGGGCCTTTGACTTCGATAGATGTGAACACCGCCAGCTTGCGGCCAACCATTTCAGGCGTCACCGTCACGGCCTGCCAGCCTATGAGGTCCGCGCTGCCAGGAGTTAGGCCGTAGCGGACGAATCGGGCGTTGCCGATGGTGACGACGTTGCCAGCGCCAGATATATGCTGCCCACTCCACCCAGTCCCGCAGGTATTGCGAAACAACCGCACGTCGTTGCGCCCTCCAATCGCCCGCAGGATTTCAGCTTGGATTTGGGATTCGGTCATGATGGGTTTTTGGTTAGCCACTCAACGGCGCGCGCATGGTCCGC